TGGTCGTTCGTCTTCTTGAACTCCTCGAAGCCCGTCATCAGCGGGTCGACGACCTTCTTGACCTCGGCGGCGACATTGGCGCCGCCGTCATCCTTGCGCTCGATGCGGCGCAGATTGCCCATATTCATTGTCCTGTCCTTCGGTTCAGGGGGAGAAAACGCTGGTGGCACGGTCGCGCAGTGCCTCCAGCTCCTTCGCCGTCCCGCCCTCATCCCGAGGGGTCGGATTGGCCTTGTAACCGCCGCTGGCTATCGCCTTGGCGGCAGCAATCGAAAACCCGCCTGCATCCCGCAGGAAGCTTTCGAAATCTCGGATGGTCTTGATGTTCTTCGACGCCTTGGCGTCCTCGATCCCGGCCTGCTCGTTCATGCCCCACAGCACGGGGCCCACCTCGTAAAGGTCGAGCTTGCTGATGGAGCGGAAGGTCTCGCCCGCGAGCTTCCCGTAGGAGCTCTCCACGACCGAGTAGGTGATCGACATGGCGTCGATCGCCTCGGCCATCATGCCTTCGTGCAGGGTGCGGCCGCGGTCGGTATCCAGGGCGATGAGCTGGCCCTCGACCCTCAGGCCGTGGTCGTCCTCCTCCATGCCGGTCCAGTAGCCGATCGGCAGCAGGTCCTCCGACGACATGCCAAGACCGTGATGCCACAGCATCTTCGGCATCTTGCCCTTGGCCTTCCACTCGGCGAGCGTGTCCCTGAAAGCGCCTTTGACGATCATGTCGCCGCCGTCGTCGATGTTGTCGAACACCGCGCCGTAACCGGAGAAAGACCCCGGCTTCGTGTCGCTCGCGAACTTCAGCTCGAACGGCCGGGTGGTACGCAGCATGTCAGTTGCCTCCGGGCAGCAGCGGCAGAGAGCGCTCGGCCTGTGTGCTCATGTTGAGGGGCAGCAGCGGCTCGCCCAGTCCCTCGATCGGGTTCAGATCTTCCAGCCGCCGCGCCTCGTTGCGGGTCAGCCAGCCATTGGTGATGCCGCTGGCGTAAAAGGTGGCGCGCGCCGCGTTGTCGCCGCGCAGCAGGCCCTGCATCGAAAACTTCGCGACGATGTCGTCCTCGTCGGGGAAGAGGTCGCGGGCCAGCGACTGCTCCCAGTTCTCGATCCATGGATTGAGCGTGTGGATGACGTGGGCCAGAAAGAACGCCTCCGCCGAGGCGAAGGTCGCGGTCTTGTCGGCGTAGCCCACCATCTGCGGGAACACTTTCAGGTCGCGACAGATTTCCTCGATCTGGAACCGGCGCGTGTCGAGATGCTCGGCATCCACCCCCTTCATGCCGAGCGGTGTCCAAGTGCTGTCCATGTCGAGCACTGCCGTCTTGAAGCGGTTCGCGAGCCCGCCCTGGTACTGCGCCCAAGATTCCTTCAGGCGCGCCCGGGCGGCATCGTCCAGGGAGCCCTTTACGGACAGGACGCCGCCCGGCTGAGTGCCGTTGGCGTGGAGCGCCGCATGCGTTTCCTCAGTCGCAATCGCCAGCCCCACCGCCTCGCGCGCGACCTGCAGCGCATCTAGACCAGCGGCGCCGGTCCAGCTCGGCCCCCGTAGGTGGAACACCTCCTCGCGGGGCAGGACCGTCGCCTGTCCATTCAAGCCGGTTAGCCGGTAGGTCAGCGTGTAGTCGCTGGCCTGCTCGATCGTATAACTGCCCGGCACCAGCGGGATCAGCTCGCGCGGCACGCCGCGGATGCGACCGATATAGGCGCAGCCGTTCCCAAGCAGAACAGCATGAAACATCATGACCTGCCGGAACTCGAAGGACGTCATCCACTCGTTCGGCCGCCTCGACAGCAGCCGGTAGGCCGGATGGTCCTTCGCCAGCTCCTTCGAGCCGTCGGCCTTCTCCCGGTACACTTTCAGCGGCACCTGCGCGATGCCGTCGGCCAGGACGCGCAGGCAGGCGAACACCGTCGAAACCTTCAGCGCACTGTCGACGTTGACCGACACGCCGGCGCGCGAGTTCTGCTGGCCGAACAGGGCCGACCAGGTCAGGCCGGATACGTCGGCCGCCTTGGTATCGCGGCGCCGAAGGCCCAAGGCCAGGGAGCCGAACAATCCTGCCATCAGTCCGCCGCGCGATTGCCGAGCGCAATCATCAGGGTGCCGACGATCAGCAGAAAGCCCGCGGTGATGAAGCCAGCGGGCGGGTAGATCAGCCAGGCGCCGTAGGAGACAAGGCCTACTCCGCAGAGGCCCGCCAGGTCGCGGACAAGCCCGGGTACCACCCCCGCGATTGTGCGCACGGCGGTGGCGAGCAGCTTCATCATGGTTTCCTCTGGGAGCGCGAGACTATGGCTCGACTGGCGATAGGGTCGGCTCGTCGCATTGAACGCTGTGACCAACCGGGCGATCTTGCCCGCGCCAGAGGGAGCATCCATGCCGACCGATAAGCCGACTGATGTTGAGTTCACGCCATTTGCCCAGAACGGCGGCTTCATCGCCCACAACGGACCCTACTACTGGGCCAAGGAGCCCTCGGGCGAGTTCGTCTACGGTTTTCAAAGCGACGCCCGCCACGGCAATCCGAACGGGGTGCTGCATGGCGCTGCCGTCACTACTTTCGTTGATACGTTCCTGGGCCATGCCGTGGTCGTCCAGACCGGACGCCTCTGCGCCACGGTGGCACTCAATGTTCAGTTCGTCGCCGGCGCGCCATCTGGTGGCTGGGTTTCGGGAAAAGCCCGACTGCGCAAGCTCACGCGCACCATGGCCTTCCTCGACGCCGAGGCCAGCGCCGGGGATAAGTTACTGCTGACCGCGACGGCGATATTCCGGGTTTTCGACGCACCATCGGCCGGAGCCGCGGCGCAATAAGCGGGCCTCGCGAGTGTCCCTACAGGACAAGTAGCTCACGCGATCGCAGATACGACTGGCCAGCGGCCTGAGGATTCATGGCCATCAGGGCAACCGCGTTGAACGCCGCCATCAGCGGATCGATCTTGGCCGTTCCCGAGGCCTGTTTTGTGATCACGACGGCGTTGCCCTTGGGCTCGACCTTCGCATTGCCGACGGCCCATGCCATCAGGGCGAGGCCGCCATGGCTAAAGGTGCCGTCCGCTAGCTTGCGCTCGGCAGTCTTGATCGCGCCGGTGAGCTTCCATCCCTGCGTGATGCCGACCACCCTGTCATTGCCGGCAATCCCCACCTCGGCCAGTGCGTCCACGATGGCGCCGACGCCGAATGGATCGAGGCCGACCGAGCCCAGCTTGCCGCTCTCGTCGACACGCTCGGCTAGGGTCGCGATCTCGGCGATGTCGTCGCCCAGATTGCTGACGATCCTCAGTTCGCCGGCGGTTTCGAAGTCGCGCAGCACCGAAGCCTCGCTCTTGCGCCGTTCCAGAACGGAGCCATGGGCCCATGCCTTTGACCAGAGCAGCCAGTGCCGGGTGATCCTGTCACGTCCCAGCACCGCGAGACCCAGCAGATCGTCCAGGCCGCCGCCGTCGATGCCGATCACGACCACCTCGCTCCGCTCGAGCAGAACGTCCAGGGTCAAGGTCTTGTCAGCGGCGCGTTTCCAGAGGTCGGCGCCGACCCATCGATCGGACCGCAGGGCCAACCCGATCTCGATGTTCAGGTGCTGGGACGCCCAGCGGATGATCTCGCCCTGGCCTTTTGCTTTCGCCTGCGCCCAGTCGTCCTCCAGCCGCTTGATCGTGACCGACCGGTCCCGATTGGGCGTGACCATCCACCAGTTCCGCGAATCCTGCCACGCGGGCGGCTCGGCCGGATCGTTGGCGATGTCTTCGGGGAATTCATAGAGCACCGGCAGCATCGCGCCCTGTGCCCTGCCGTCCCGGATGGCGCGCGCCACCATCAGCTCCGCCCGGAACGCCCCGCGGGGCGGCTCGTCCGACTGGGTGGTGATGAACACCAGGAAGCCCTCGGGATTGGGCAGCAGCCCGCCCCGCAGCTGGCCGATGATGCGCTCGGCCGCCGCGACCTTGGCGATCTCGTGCAGTTCGTCGAGCAGTACGCCGGTAGGCTTCACGCCCGTGAGCACCGTGGTGTCGAACGCCTTGATCTCCAGGGTCGCTTTGGTCCGACGATCGGTGATCTTCCGCAAATGCTCCTGCACGTGCAGGCGCTTCCTGAGGAACCCGTCGGGATCCTTGTCGACCATGCCCAGCGCCTGGCTGAAGGCTATGTGGGCCAGCGACACGGTCGGCGCGACCAGCAGAAATTCTGCCCTCGGCCGCTCGTTCATCAGCAGCGTCGTCACCATCAGCGCCGCCGCGTACGAAGTCTTCGAGCTCTTCTTCGGGGCCAGCAGGAAGATCTCGCGGATCATCCGTTCCCGGCTCGCTGGATCGAACGAGCCGTGCAGGGCACCAACGATCTCGCGGAACCAGTCCGCCCCCGCCTCCGCCAGCGCCGGCGTGCCGATCACGTCCGGCAGCCGAAGCTTGTTAAAGATTGCTACGGCACGACTGGCCTGGGCCCGGTCGAGGTGCGGCAGATCGGGCAGCAGGGACTGTCCCGTCCGGATGCGCTCGCGCCAATCTGGAACGGCCAGCGACCACGGCTCCATCTCAGTTGACCAGTCGGCCCCACTCGTTGCCGTCGCCCGCCGTCAGCGCTTCGCGCTCGGCGGACTCCTTCTTGCCGAGCGGCTCCTCCACACGCTTCGGCGCGTACTCCGACCAGCCCGCTCGCACCTTCAGCCAGAAGATCGCAGCCGACAGACCTTCACGAGTGGGCTTGCACGCCATGGTGAACAGGTTCTGTGCCACCTTCGCTGTCGCCTTGATGGAACCCAGCTCGATCTGGTCCGCGTAATGAAACCGCAGCGTCTTGGGATCGATGGCCACGAGGCGGGCGATCTCGTCCTGAGGGATGCCGAAACCCGACAGCGATTCCACGAGATTGCGGGTCTCATCGGTCGGCACATGCGGGGGTCGGCCGCGTCCAGAGCGGGTCACGTGGTGGTCCTCTGTCAAAAAAATTGCTGAATGCCGGGAAGGCACTATCCTTCGACTATGTCTTCAGCACTCGATTCGCCTCAGGCCCAGACGCCTTCGCTGCCAGCGATCCCGTGTCCCGTTTGTTGTGGTGTAATCGACGGTGTCGTCCCAGCTGCCAAGCCGATGAGCGCCGCTAAGTTCGATGACTGTCTTCGACGGTGCGAGAAGTGCGGCGTTGGGGTCTCGAACACCCGTGGCGAGAATCCAACCTTTATCTATCGCGATCCGTTGGCGAACATTCCAGCGGAAGCCCGGTCGGGCGCGCTGCTGGTCCTCGGCCAAGCACTCAACGTGCACAGCCGAATCTCAAAGCTCCGCCGGTTTGGCTTCTCGACATCCGAAGACGCCATCACCTGGGTTGTCTTTTCGTATCTGCTAACGTCTGGTCGACTTGTTGCCGCACTCGGAAACGCAGGAATCCTGCCGAATGCCACGACGGACGTAAGTCCGACGCTGCTTCTTTGGGGATGTCCTCTCGGAAACGAGCCCCGCGGAAGGATGATCGCGGAACAGCTCGCCTCGCTATGCGATGATCTGGGCGAGGACAACAAGCGTCGGTCAGAACCGGACGTCGTCGTCGATCTGGGTGAATCCGGACTGATCTTCATCGAAGTCAAGCACCAGAGCGGCAATGATCGTCTGCCGCCCGACTCTGCGAAGTGGTCACGCTACAGCTCGCCTGGGCGGTTGCAGTGGCGATACGACGAGGTCAAGCAGTCTGGCTGTTACGAATTGGCGCGCAATTGGTGCCTCATGAAGGGACTTGCCGGACGCCGACCAGGCACCCTGGTCAATCTGGGTCCTTCGAGGCTCTTCGCAGGTTCGGAGGGGGTGCGACTGGATAGGTTCGCGCGCAGCCTTAACGCAGACGAGCAATGCCGATTCCAACGACTCACGTGGACAGATTTTCTCCGCTCAGTGATCGACGTTACTCCCGAGTGGTTCACGCGCTTCTGCAGCGAGGACCGACACCTATTCGAACGCTGATGGCGCCACACAAAGCGCCTCACTTCCGCAGAAGCAGCTTGGCTACCACCGCGACGGAGCTGTTCTCGTAACCGCCCTTGGACATTCTCTCCAGGTTTTCCTTCAACCAGGCCTCGTCCCAAAGCAGCCACCCGTTCCTCTCGAAGTGCTCCTTCAGCAGCAGCCGGTCCTTCTCGCGAACGATCTTGCCGCACGCCAACGCGAGCTTAATCACTGGGTCCTCACGGATCAGGCCCCGCTCGACTAGTTGCTGGCGCAACCGGCCGGTTACGATGTCGCGCAAGCTGGTGTCGTTGAACAGCTTGAATCGGCTCGCTATCTTTAAATCCGTTCCATCGAAGGCTCGATACTGGACACCCAAAGAGTCCAGATAGCTCTTGCACTCAACGATGAGTAGTTCGTTACGCTTGCCGCTGTAGCCCACAACGTCAATCTCCCACCTGGGAGACGACGGCCTGTTGATTGCGAGCTTGTCTTCTTTCGTCAGTTCCACCTTCAGGGACGTCTGGATCCAGTAGCCCTTTTGCCAAAGTATCTCACTGACGACCGTCTCGAACGCATCCATCCGCAACTCCCAGGCGATCGGAACAAGCATCAATCACTACCACCGGAGTATTCTCCGGTCACATTTCTACCTCTCAACCGCCTCTGCCTTGAGCCCTGACAGATCCTCCCAGCGCCGAACCACTACATCGACGTACCGTGGATCCAGCTCCAGCAGCCGCGCTCGGCGCCCCGTCCGTTCCGCCGCGATCATCGTCGTCCCCGAACCGCCGAAGGGATCCAGCACGATGTCCCGGCTCTTCGACGAGTTCCGGATGGCGCGCTCGACCAGCGCCACCGGCTTCATCGTGGGGTGCAGGTCGTTCTTGACCGGCTTGTCGAAGAACCAGACATCGCCCTGATCGCGGGCGCCGCACCAATAATGGTCGGCGCCGTCCTTCCAGCCGTACAGGATCGGCTCGTACTGGCGCTGGTAGTCGGCACGGCCGAGCGTAAACGTGTTCTTGGCCCAGATCACGAAAGTCGACCACTTGCCGCCTGCCTCGCGGAAGGCTTTCTGCAGCGTGTCGAGTTCTGACGAC